ACATAGTTACCATATCGAATTGAAAAGTCTACATCAGTGCCTGTTGCGGTGTCTGCGACAGGGTCACGTGGTAAATCACCCATTAACACAACTTTAGATGGATACGTATATCTATATCCATTTACATATGCGATTGCTGTATCAATTTCTAAAGCATACTTATTTTTCGCTATATCAACAGAGTCAATTTCAAAAGGCCCGGTGTTTGTAATATACTCTTCTGTATATAACCCATCATTGCCTTCACCATCATTTAAGAAGTATTTAAAATTAATTTTAAATGGATTTAGAATATAATTGCCGTCACTCTCGTATGTTCTTGCAGCTAAAGTATTATCTAAATTACTTTTACTATTATTAGCTACTACTTCTACACCATTATCTCTAACGGTTAATATACGTTTTATTTCTCCTATAGTATTTGAATCAGGCTTTGATACCTTACCTTGTTCTAAATTTAAATCATATAAAACGTCGTCTTGTGTTACAAACGTAGGATCTAATACGATTTGATATCTATTTGCACCAGGAGCTGCAAAGTTTAATGAGCCATTAGCGTTATCATTTAGAGTTATATCATCAGCTGCACTAATAACGCTTTCTACAATTTTAAATACTAAATCTCCTCTTACTATTTTATCTTTAGTGTCTTTTTTATAAAAACGATTAGTAGTTGGTAAATGTACAAAACTACCATTAATAAAATAAATGTTTTCAGCTATTGCGAATGAAAACCCGTAACCAGTTTCTGTAATAGTTCCAAACGGATCATTTGCGATAAAATCAACATCCAAAGCATTTTTGTATTTACCATCTTTCCAAAATAAACTATCAGATGCTACAAATTTATGAGATTGCTCATATTGAATGTGCATTCTAACTTTACGAACACCTGCTGCGTTAGTGAAATTTTCAACACCAAGGATTTTAGCTGAGCCACCGTTTTCACCTCGCGACTCAATTGCTTTTTGAAGCTTTAATGTGCTAACTAGAGTATCAATGGTTAAATTCTCATCTCCGTCAACTGGTGTAAATTCAAACTCAATATAGTCAACGCTATCAGTGAATGTCGGCTCAGCATTAGTCGCTAGAGCTTGACCATCTTTAAAAAACCCTAACCCAAATTGATTAATTTGGTTTTGAAGAATCGATTGTAGTTGATTCAGTTCTCGTGTTTGTACAGCAAATCCAGGTTGAAACAAAATACGTAAGTAATTTTTGTCGTTAGGTGTTTCATTATTGTTGTCTTTCAGTTGAAAGTCATCAAAGTAAGGTGCGTTATTATATGTTGTAATATTTGCCATATTAGAATTCGATTATGAAATTCAGTGTTTCTATTTGATTAAGCTCGCGTTGGATTGGGTCACTGTTATTTATAAATAAAATGTCGCCAGAAAATGCATCAACCTCTGGATTTACCAATGAATTGGCTTTAATTGTAAATGTTTTGCCTTTGATTAATACGGTTTCACCTGCTTGTAATCGAGCAGTACTTGATTGTTCAGCACTTAATATATATCTGATAACTCTTTCGTTCGGAGCAGTATCTTTAAAATCAATTAATATTGCTCTAGTACCAGAAACTTGCCCTTCGATAATATCGTCTGCTTCAACCGTCGAGTTGTCATCAATTACTAGTGTACAACTATACTTTGCATCAGCGGTTGTATCAGTTAATACATCACTTGAATTATTAAATTTAAGTGGATTTTGAATAATTCCAACTTGTCTAAAATCATTTCCTGTTGTAAAATCACCTGACTGCGCAGAAATTCTAACGTTAATAAAGAGAGATGACGCGTTCAATTCTTTTTGTAAATTTCCTGCATGACCTTCTGGTGGCGAAATAATTACATTTAAATTGTCATCAGCTGCCGTGACAGCTGAACCTATAGCTCGATTAATAACCGAGATTAGTGATGCTGATTTAAATCCATTGCCTGCTTTAATAATGTCAAATGTTGTTAGTTGACCATCATTATTAATTTTTCCGTATATAATTGAACTAGATTGTACTAACTGAACTTTTGCGCCAGCGATATATCCACCACCAGGATCAATAACTTCAACAGATTCGACAGTGCGAGTCACTTGGTTAATTGTTGCTAATCCGTATGCTGAAGTAATGTTAAGGTCTTCAAACTCACTTACTTGTAATTCACTTGTTTTTAATCTAAACTTAACTGGTACTTTTTGATAGTGGGCCGGATCTGTATCTAGAAAATAATCAGCACCTCCAGATGTGAGTTCAAGATTATCAATCTGCAGTGCACCAGTTGCCGGTATGTTAGTTATTCTCATCTCGGCAAACGCCGTTGTAGAGGTATCGCCATCTCCATCTACAAAGAACGGCACTTCTGAGAGATTAGGATAAATTCCTTTTGATGCATCAGAATCCTTAAAATCAATTCTGTCAACCTGACCTCCATCTTTAGACTTTATAACATCATCTTCTCCAGCTGGCAATGGTAAATGAGTTTCTGTATCAAATTTTATTAGCGTTGACGCACCATAACTAATTAATAATTTCCATTTATAACCATCATCTGTGTTAAATATACCAGTATCTTGACTGTCTGGCTTATTAATTGATGCTGCACCGTTATTATTATCGATACATTTATATACTTTGCCATTATCGGCTATAACATAAAAGGGCTCATTTTCAGATATAGAAGAAAGATCTATTCTATTTGAATATTGACTATAAACTGTTCCAGAAGTCCACACGTGTTTTTTAAATGCGACTCTAGTTTCACTTTTTCTTATTTTGCGTAAAGCGGTAATACTTTTTCGTGTATTAAGATTATCTAAAATAGCATTTGTCGGCAAAGGAAAATCCGCAGGGCTATCTGGGTCAAATGGTGTCGGCCGGCCATAGAACGCATATAACGCTATTAAATCGCGATCAATAGAGCTTTTAAAATTATTTAAAAATCCAAAGCGCGCCTCTTGCGTAAGAAATGATTTATTATCGTCAGATCCATCAAAAGACGTTGAACTGCTGCCTGGTGTAATTGTTATTCCCATCTTGTATTTATATTTGTTGAATTGTTATTGAATCGTCCACAAAATCTTCATAGAAGTATACATTATCTGGAGTTGTTGGTGTGGGGCCTTCTACATAATCAATGTCTAACACACAAATCTTATTTGTAGCGTATACTAACTCAGGATCTATATCAAGCTCAGTTGGTAATAAATAAGCGCCTCCGTAGTCAACTTTTAATTCAGTTGAGAAATCAGAAGAAATAATTGTTTTCTTAATATTATTGAAAACCTTTTCCCCAGCTGGATGTAATAAATCTTTATAAAACGATAGATATTCACTAAACCCTACGTCAACTTGTAGTTCATAAGAAAACTTTTGATAGAAATCAGAATCTTGTAATACTGTACTTGATGATAATCGGCCGGATTCATTAATATATTTGCCAGAAGTATCAATAAGAGAATTAAACTTTAGAGTAAGTTCTGCGCCGTCACCGTTTTCTGACTTAATTTTTAAATTTGCTCGATTAATACCAATACTTGAGTCAATAATAGATTCTGTTGTACTGACTGCAGCGTCATTAGCACCTTCTACTTCAATGAAATCTTCGTAGAAGTAATTTTCAAATGTGGGTGATGTTTGGTGCGCAAGGTATCCAGTATAGTCTTCAAATGTAAAGTCATAGGTTGAATACAATGATATTCCATCAGGTTGTGTGTATAATGAGTTGTAAGGATAGAGTGGCTCATGAAAATCAGCGGAGGTGGAAACTGTTGGAGCTGGCGAGACGCCCTGTCTTACTATCCATGAATCGGGTGTAGGTAGTGCATCACCATAACCATATCCATCATAAAGAATCACAGCAGATTGATTATTTGCTTTATCAAATGAAATTTTCCAGATATATTGTTGGCCACTAGGAAGATAACCAGAAAAGTCAGCCCATAGATAAGTTGGTGCACCACCATTGGTACCTGGCTTTGTATATGATGGTCCACCTGAACTCGTGGTACCTGTTTTAACATACGTTCCATTCACATCTTCTGTCCCAGCGCCATAGACTACTATTTCGTCAGAAACTGGGTGTAATATATAATGTGGCGGTTGTTTATTAACAGCAAATACAGTTGCGGTATGACCTGTTTTAATAAACTCTTCTGCAAAAAATATATCATCATTAATGATATTATCTATTACTACTATTTCGCCATTTTTTCTTTCTACTAATTTGAAATCACTTAGAAAGATATCTAACTCTTCATTATTAATTGTAGTTCCAGCGCCATAATCTAAAATATTAATTCCTGTTATTTCACCATTAATATTAACTGAACTTACAACAGCCTGGAAAGATATATCACTATAACCTTCTAAAAATATTTGATCTCCTACTTGATAATTTGCACCACCCCGAACAATATTTAACTCAGATAACGTTTTGTATACTTGTCCGTATGTTTTATCATTTGAATCCTTTACTTCATATCCATATTCAAATGTTCCTATAACTGAATTCGCTAATAATTCAATAGAATAAATTGTCTCACCTTCATATACTCTAAAAGATATGCTTGAGCAGAAGCCTGACGCAATTACTCGACCATTAGTATCAACTTGCTTTATTGTTTTACCTTCGAGCAAAAAAGGATCTTCATTACCATCCTTTGATATAATTCTAATAAATGAATTTTTCTTAAAATCACCGTTTGATGGTATTAACACTTGTGACCAAGGTTCAAACACGGTAACACTTTTATTAAAGAAAAGCCTAAAGAAAACGTCAACCATTTTCTTATTACCGCGCAGATTATAATAATCAACCAGTCTTTTAATTAAAAATTTCCGCGTAACAACATTTGATTCAGGTACACCTTTAGTTACTTGAAACGCAAGTTCTCCAATAAATTCTTGTTCAGTAACTCTATCTAAGTCTCTATTAGTAGTAATATTTGAAATAAGTGAAGACGAAACATCAATGTAATTTGAATTTTCTGGTAATGATTTAAAAAATTCTTTATCATTTTCTCCAATGTAATATTCCTTTAAGAATTTTACAAGTTCAATACTACCTGGCTTTAGTTGTTCAGGTAAAAGAGAGTTGATTCGACTCTGTTCAAAGTTATTCATTAATCAATAATAGATGCTTGTATTGCTTCGTTCTTGTCAGTAATATTAATTGTTGTTTTATCTAAATCAATTGCAATTAATTGTTCTCTCTTACTTAAAATGTCATATGAATCTGGGCGAACTCTAACTTCAATAGTTACAGTTGAATCAGTCGGTAACGCGTTAATAATTAGGTTACCTGTTTCTGGAACTAATGTTCCAGCGTTGTAATCAGAAATTATTTTTTCTCCTGTACTAGATAATCTAAACAATCTTAGTTTTCTAGTTGTAGCACTACCATTAATAGGAATGTCATCAATTTGATAATTAACATTATTAATTCTCCATGAAGTTGTGTTAATAAATGACTCAGGTTGATCTATTTCACCAAACAGTTTAAATCCAAAATCTATGTTAGTTGCAAGAGTTGTGTTAGATTGAATACTAAACTTTTTATAACAATATACTTGTGCTAATGAATTTAAAATTGAAGAATTTGTTTCGTCAACTTGTTTTAAAAATTTAGAATAGCGAAAAACATTTTCAAACTCTTGGAATGATGCATCAAACACTGAAATATTATTTCTAATTTGTTTTTCTAAATCGGGTTTAAGTAAAGAAGTTTTATTTGTGTCAAATGTTACAAATAATTTTAAATATAAAAATGTCAAATCAGCGTCTATGATTTCTGTATCAATTGCTAACATTTTCTTATCGTCCAAATAAGATTTAATAGTCTCTTTTTGCAAAGGGGTTAATATCTCTTCTCCACTTTTTGGCTTAATTGCAATAAAAACTTTGCCATATTGTGGAGGTGTCTTTTCTTGACCGCCAAATACAGAGATATCTTGAATTAAATTACTAAATCTTTCATTAATAATTGCTTTATAGTCATTACTAGTTACTGCTCGATTTTTTGCGGTAAATGATAAAGGCGCATTGAATTTAATATTTTCAATACTATCTCTTTCTACACCGCCAGCTGATTTTGATGTTGTGCCAATTTTAGTAGTTGCAATTGGAAAACTTGGATCACCCCAAGACGCAAGTGAGAAAGTATGAATACCATTAGCCTCTGGTCCTTTTGTTGAAAGATATTCGCATATTATAACAGATCCTGCAGTAGGTTTTTTTCCAAATACGTCATTACCAAATTCAATTTGATATCTGCCATCATAGTTTTCAAAAATATAATATATTTCTGATGTGTCTGTTATCGCATCTCCGACACTAAATAATTTATATGTAGTTGCGTTATCATCACTTATTGTTGCGTTTTCTTTTACTCTTATAACTAGTGTTGTTTTATCAATATTCTGATCTGTTATAGTAAACCGCTGATTGGCTAAGTTATTATACACAAATCTATCTGTTTTTTCTACGCCCTCAATTATTTCAATGTTTTCAAACTTAAATTTTCCATCTACTGGCTCTTGCGTTGGCGTTTCACTTTTTGTTTTAAACGTAAATGTAACACTATCCACCTTTCCTATAAATGAACTACCTTTTGGAACTGATAGACTTTCAATTTCTCCGGCATCAAACTCTAAACTAATTTCTGCGGTTGATGCGATTCTACTCTGTGGTGTATAACCAATAAGTTTAGCATGAGAAACTACATTTGAACGAATTTGTGCTGTATCAAGAAATGACTCATTTACTGCCATATGTGCATTTACAGCATTATAATGAGTGTTATATACAAGTATATCGAGTATTTGATTTAAGCCTGATCCTTCAAAATCTAAATCTTTAAAAGGAGAATCTTGTCTCTTAAAGAATGACTTTATATTATCTTTGATTCTATCAAAATCAAGCTCAGTAGTTTGTAATTGTTTAGCCATTATCGTAATCTTTCAAGTGCAAATGAGATTTCTTCTCTAATATTTGAAAACTGTACATTAAATGCTATTATAACATTAAACATATTTCTGTCTATATCAGCAACCACATTCACTTGTGTATTTGATATTCTACTTTCGTTTCTTTGCAGTGTTTTTATTATTTCTTCTTTTAAGGAAAATGCTGTTAATGGGGTAACAGGTTCAAATAAATATCGCGTTACATTTCCACCAATGCCCATTTGAAATGGTCTTTCCCCTTGATTTGTTAATATAATATTTCTAACGGACTGTTTAATAGCATCTAAATCTTTTAATGGAACAATATCATTCTTAACTGGATGTTTTTTAAACGATAAGGGTATATCAGTATAGACATTTTTTGTAGCGATGTTAGACGCTTTTGTTTCATTATAATCTGATAGCCCTATTCCCATACGTTCTATTTATACTAATTAAGGAAGATATTTGGAGCAGTAGTTGTTTGATTGCCGCCATATTTCTCTGTACATGTTCCAGTTTTAGTTTCTTGATAAAGATATTTGGTAATCACTTCTTTTTGATGTTCACCGATCTCAATATCTTCGTAACCTCCAACTCTTTTTATTATATTACCATTAACTTGAATATTCCAATCACCTTTAATGTATGTGGAGCAGTTGGCATCAACTGTGAGATTGCAATTACCAATCACATTTACATTCTGGTTCTTAACAACAACTTGAAAATCATTTCCAACAATAACACTTGTCTCATCTCCAGTTGGAGTGATCTCTCTATACGTACCAGTTCTATGAATGGTTGAGATTCTTTCTTGACCTGGTGTCACATCGAATTCAACAATGTGTGAATCTTCTAAAGTATCTGTCGCTTTCTCATAAGCAATGACATGATTCTTAGGATATTGTGGTTTAATAACTGAATCAATATCTGGGAATACCCAATTGTTTTCATGAGCAGCATTTGCTGTAGGAACAACATCATGTGTCTCTCTTAACTCTTTCTTCTTCGTATAAGAGAATGCTTTCTTATAGGCTTCATCAATACTCTTAGCAGCTAGTGGAGTCTCAGCAATATCAAGTTTTGTGTTCACTGGATATCTTTCATCTGGATCAGTAAACCCTACGTTATAATCTACTGCTGAAGATATCGATGGTATACTGCCAAGAATAATGGGATCTTGTGCATTAGGTCCATCACGAAAGAACCCTACAACCCAAGAGCCATGAAGCAGGCCTGTTGCCGATTGACCAAGTTCAGTCATTGAAGCTGACGTAACTGGAAGCATTGGTGTCGCCCAAGGTAATTCTTCTGTCGGAATCTCTATCTTATCACTATTGTGATAACCATAACATCTTACGCGTACTCTGCCCATTTCTTTTGGATCATGAATGTCTTCAATGACACCTGTAAACCAAGCAAATGTTTGTCCTATAAAATTTTCAATCATATATTAATATTTAAAGATTCTTTTTTGACGCGGACATTCGTATAATATTCGCCATCTTCTAATCGATGCACCGCTGATATAATTATATATCTGCCACTTAAACTTTGATCATATATATCACTTGAATCATCATTATAAAGAGTAGTTGCTCGTGCTTGTGGATCTATCACCTTTGGAAATTTAAGTTCTATAACACTACCTGCATTTAAATAACTATCTCCAAAAAGTTCTATATTGTGTGTAGTAAATTCTAGATTTTCATTAAACGCGTTTAAGATATGCCCACTGTCTTTTCTCAAATTATTATGATTATGTGTATCACCCTCATATGAAAACTCATTAGTTGAAATATACTCACAGTGCGCTTGATACGTAGTCGAATAATCTATATCTGATGTTTTAGATAATGATGTTTTATTATTAAGTGTATTTGAAACATCAAAGTTATTATAAGTAAAATCTATCTTTGTATATGTTTTATTGCCGTAATCTAGATAATTATTTTCAGAGGCATATGCACCCCGCAGTGAATTAAATGTCTTTCCAAATTTTAATTCTGATTGTGTATTAATCATTCTTGTTGAGCGCTCAATATAATCATCCCTTGACATTGGCTTACTAGTGTATTCTTTGCCATCAAAGTATGTGCCATATAGTTCAGCTGTAACTAAATCTGATAGTGCTGCAATTACAACTTCTCCATTTAATTTCTGAAATACGAAGAATGGTGAACTAACATCATTATATGTATTTTTTCTAAAATATTCTACAGCTTGTAAAGGATGCTGCCATTTAAGAATTCCGCGGGACCGTGAGATAGATGTACTTAATTCTGTTATTTTAGCGACGCTTAAATCGCTTTGTAATATTTTTTTAATCTCATCGGAAGTATTGTTATTATATGCCCGTGATATTTTAAAAGTTTTATCATACACTGAAAAAGAGGAAGCTGCAGCTATACTGAATGATTGAACATTCTCGCTATTTTCTCTTTTGTATCGTGGAAATTCTGTAACTAATAAATCAAGTATTATTTCTTCATCATTATTAAGTTCATGTTGACTACGTGATATTACAATTTCAATTTTCTCTTGACCGATCAATTGAAGATCTTCAATTAAATTATTACTATCAATTATTCCTAAATTTACAATAATGCTAGTGCTATAAATGCTTTCAGTAATAGAAAAGTTATCTATAATAGGTCGTAACTCATAAATCAATCCTAAATGATTTGTAAGTTTTACTGACTTTAGATTTATACTTGACGGTATAAATGCTGTTTCTCCCGCGGGTGCGAAGTTTTTTGGGATATTATTCATTGATTAATTCTTTATATGTATCAATAAATGTACTAAGTAAGCCTGGTCTAATAATCTTAATAAGAGAGCGCTGCTCATCTTCATCTTCTAAATGTCTTTTATAAGAAACAAAATCTGTTGTAAGCATAATGTCTCCAGTAGCAGAATCAAAAATATTATAAGTCATTGGTGCATTTGCTGCGCTCGCCCATCCATCGATCGCCGTCAATACTAATGGAGAACCTTCATGACCTGTAATTTTAAAGGCCTCATTTTCAACATTGTCTAAAATGGAATACGAGCCTTTAAGCCAAATTTGCTGTCGGGTTTCATCAATTTTATAAATTTCAATTCCTTCGTTATTGCCAATTGTAATAGTTTGACTTAAAGGTGTTGGAAGGCTACAAATAATTTGAAGTGTTGCGGCATCGACAGCTAATACAGAATACGGATCATAATTATCTTCAATGAATTCATTTAGTATAATTTGTCCTTTAGGCCATGCAGTATAACCTTCTTTTAAAAAATCGTTTACTATAAAAAATGTCCAATAAAAACTTGAGTTATCATACAAACGAAATGCCATTTGATCAGGTCTTTCACCATCTTCTATTCTTTCAAACTTATAATTTAAAAAGCCGTCAATTACGTTTTCATTTACATCTACATGACGGTATATATTAATAATATCTGATAAGACATTATCATTTTTTAAATCGTATTGTATTTTTGGAAATTGTGAAAAAAATCTCATATCTATAAAGTTTAATTAAAATGAACCGAAGCCTCTTACACCACCTGAATTTGTGTTATTCGTTGAACTGGAAACCTTTTGTGGAGGTATTTGTTTATTATTATCACTAGACTCGTTGAAAGTTCCTTCTTGATCTAATTCGTTTTCCATATTATCAATATCATTTCTGGTCAGTGCACGTGTTTCTTGATATGTAAGTGATAAGTCAATTACAACTGGAGCACCACCCTTAAAAAATGCATTTGAATTTGGGTTATAGTTTGTTGTAACTGTTGTTAAATAACAATCATATATCTTTGGCATAAATCTATTTTCTTGAAAAGCACCATTTATATTCTTTAAAAATTTAACTTGCCAAATTGGTGGATATGTGAGGATAATACTTGCAGGGTTTTCTTTGTCGCTATTACCAGTCGAAGCGTATGATAATCCCTTAAAGCGTCGAATAATTTGTTTAACTGTCTCTGCTTCAGCTTCAGACTCTGGTATAAATTTATATGTAAATGAAAAAGAACGAACCGCATTTCCACTAAATGTTGTATTTGTGTTTGGGTTAGTAATAGTGCCTGCAGCTTTCTCAACTTGTTCACCTGTCATACCTCCAAGTCCACCAGCCTTTTTTTTAATTTTTAATCCTGCAGCTTTAAAGGCTTGTCTAATACCTCCACCGAAAAGACCGCCGGTATTTGCACCCATTATGCCAAAATCAATTGTGTTGTATGTCGCTTGATCATTAACGCTTAAACCAGTTGGTGAAGGCAGATAAATAGAATAGCCAAGATCTTTTTCTTTTTTAAGCTCCGCACGAAACACTGCAATTGAATTCTTTGCAGCGACTTTGTCTGATCCCAATGTCGACGGAAACATTAAATCTGCTCTGTAATCTTCTGTTTTACTCATATATATATTTATAATGACTTATAGAGGAAAATATAAAGTAAAGAATATAAATAAGTATGAAGGTGATTCTTCTAATTGTACATTTCGTTCACTTTGGGAACGTCAGGTCTTTAGATGGTTGGACGATCATCCAAAGGTATTGAAATGGGGCTCGGAAACAGTTGTTATACCATATAGATGTAAGACTGATGGTAAACCTCATAGATACTTCACTGATCTAAAAATAAAAATGGATAATGGTAAAACATATATCATTGAGATCAAACCTAAAGCACAGACAAGAGAACCCAAAGTAAAGTCTAGAAAGACTAAAAGATATATCACTGAGGTTTTGCAATACGTAAAGAACACTTCCAAATGGGAAGCGGCTGAAGAGTATTGTGAGAATCGTGGCTGGGAGTTTGCAATATGGACTGAGGTTGAAATACAATCCTTTGGAATAAAGCTTGTCTTACCCAAGAAACCAAAGAAGAAATGATATAAATACATTATATGCCAAAGACCTCTTATTTTGAAAAGCTAGAAGGCGACGCATTTCGGGCAGGAGTTACACCTCGGTCAAAGCAATCACTTCAATGGTTTCAAAAAAGATTGCAAAGCGTTGCCAGAGTTAACAATAACAACATATTAAAAGATTCTCAATTAAATAGAGTATCAAAACCGTTGGCTGGTCGTATGTATATGTACTTCTATGATCCAAAGACAAAGGCTGATCTGCCGTATTATGATAGATTTCCTTTAATTATTTTAATCGATAAAGTTGAAGGTGGGTTCACTGGACTAAACCTCCACTATTTACCTCCCATGCTTAGAGCAAAGTTTTTTGATTATCTAACAGAATTTACTAGTAATAAAAAATATGATGAAAGCACACGGTTTCGTTTATCGTATAATTTTTTAAAAAGCACATCAAAGCTAGATATGTTTAAACCGTGCTTTAAGCGTTATCTTACAAGTCACGTACAATCAAAAATAACAGAAGTTCCTGCAACAGAGTGGGAAGTTGCACTCTTTCTTCCAACAGATAAATTTGTTTATAATACTAGACAAACTGTTTGGAAAAAATCGCGGGAAATGATATAAAATGGATACAAAGTTTATAGATAATTTAAAAAGTACTATTACAAGCCATAGAGGTCTTGCACGGGGCAATCGTTTTAGTATTTCATTTCCAGGCGTCGCTGGAATAAATCCACGACAATTATCAGATCTTGAATTTTTCTGTGACACAACAAATATGCCTGGTCGACAAATGTTGACTGTTGATGATACCATGGTGCGTCAATCTGTGAAGAGACCTAACGGATATGCTAATGAAGATGTTACCTTTAGTTTTAATTTAACAAATGATTTTTTTATTAAAGATATCTTTAGTAAATGGACTAATACAATTGTTAATCGTGATACATACGAAGTTAGTTATAAACAAGATTATACAATAGATATTTTCATACATCAGCTTGATCAGCAATTAAAACAGGTATATTTAGTTAAACTTATTGATGCGTATCCAACGCAAGTTCAAAACGTTGAATTTAGTGATGCTACTACAGATGCAGTGCAAAAACTAAATGTAACAATGACGTATCGCGACTTTGAAGAATACCCAATTGATGAAAAATATCAGCCCACTATTGATCCTAATGGTGGAATACAGCCTGATCTTAAAGAAGTGAAAACAGACAGAACTCCATCAGGTAATATTGATCCTAACGGTGGAATACAGCCTGATCGTAAAGCGACGCAAGTAGATAGAACTCCATCAGGTAATATTATACCTGATAAAGGTAGTGTTCAACCATTGCCAATACCTATCAGTAGAAGAATACCCCCAACAATTATACCACAACTACCGCCAGAAGTTAATACGGCTAGAAGAATACTCGGATTGTTTGGGTTTTAAATTATATAAATATATTATAACTAAATTATTAACATATTATGCCATTACCAATACTAGAAACATCTAAACACACGATTGAAGTTCCTTCAACGAAAGAAAATATTGAAATTCGCCCTTTTCTTGTAAAAGAAGAAAAGATTTTAATTCAAGCACAGCAAAGTGAAAATGATAAAAATATTTTAAAAGCTATTAAAGATATTATTAGAGTTTGCTCGTTTGAAAAAATTAAGCCAAATAATCTTACTCTATTCGATCTTGAGTATATCTTCCTTCAACTGAGAGCTATTAGTGTTGGTGAATCAGTACAGTTTAATATTAAGTGTGACGAATGCGAAAAAACAAATGAAGTTGATGTTGACCTCACTGAAGCAAAAGTTATTTGGTCTGAAGTCGTGGTTGACAATAAAGTTGAATTAAGTAATGACGTAGGGCTTGTTCTTCGGCCGGTCCGTGTCAAAGATATGGATAAGGTAGACCAAGATATCACAGCAGCAATTATTGCTTCTATTGAATCAATCTATGATACAGATAACGTATATCATACAGATGAAACCAGTCAAAAAGAGCTTGTAGCATTTGTAGACTCTTTAAGTCATTCACATCTTGAGATAATTCAAAAATATATTGAGAATCAACCTAAACTAGAACATACTTTTAAATATAAATGCCGATCATGCGGTCATGATAATGAACGCACCCTTTCAGGCTTGAGTGATTTTTTTATCTAAGTCTTTCGCATGAATCTTTAGCCAATCACTATCAAACTAACTTTGCGATGATGCAACATCACAAATATAGTTTGACTGAATTGGATAATATGATTCCTTGGGAGAGACAAATATACGTTGGAATGTTGCAGGACCATATTAAAGAAGAAAACGAGAGAATACAACAACAAAATGCCACAAGAAGATAACAGTCTCAACGATTTAATACAAAAATTATTATCAACAACTAATTCTGATAATAGTAAATTTGTTGATGAACTCGACGTAATAAAAAGTAACATCCTAAATGCAATTAATAATGCAACTCAGGGTGGTAAGTTGAGTGGACTAAATATCAATCAAGACATAGGGCTGTCTCAAATCATTGGTGAATCAACTAACGTTGATTCACTTAATGTTGTTTTAGGATTAAAATTTCTTAAAGTTAAAAGAAATATCCTCAAAGCTATCGATACTGAAACTCAAGGTGGCAAGTTGCCGGGGTTAAATATTGATGATAAAATTTCGTTATCTGATATTCTTGGAGAATCTCCTAACTTGAATATGTTCCATGCCTTGCAATGGTTAAGGATTAAGAAAAATATTCTTAAAAAAGTTGAAAAAGCAACTGAAGATGTTGAACTTGAAATAGATAATAAGTTGTCTCTTAATGATATCCTTGGTTCAACACCAAAGCAGGATATTATAACAAGTCTTAGATTCTTCATGATTCGACAAGGTCTGTTAAAAAAGATTGCTAAAGCAGCAAAGGACTTTGATCCACAGGAATCAATTGATTCAATCACTAAAGGTGCTGGTGGAAGATCTCGCTCAATTACTAGAAGTACTAGTGGAAGATCTCGCAGACCACTTGTTAGATCAAAGAGTGATACAGGATCAAGGACTGGTGATAAAATAGCAGGTGTTGGAAAAGGTGTTGGAGGTGCTATGGCTGGCATTGGAAAGGGCGCAGGAGAAGGCATCTCTGGGTTCTTAAAAGGCCTTGGAAGAGGTCTGAAAGCGATATCTAATCCAAAGTATCTAATCGGGGCAGGTGTTCTTATAGCGCTTGGCGGTGCATTGTTCATAACAGGAAAAGCACTACAAACATTCGTTGATATTGATTGGAAGAGTGTTCTGTATGGCCTTGCCACATTAACAGCACTTGGCATAGGCGCAGCACTGTTGGCTAATATTGGCCCAATGATATTAATCGGAGCGTTGGCTATCGCAGCTTTAGGTGCGGCTCTGATTCCAGCAGGTATTGCTTTTGGAATGTTTTCGGATATTGATTGGAAGGGTGTTGGAATTGGCATTGGTGTATTAACTACACTTGGTGTGG